TCATCAGGGTCACCCCACACAGATGCACCTGCCGCCATAGCTGTAGTTTTACCTACACCAGACTCCTTACTGTATATATGTAGTGCGGCACACTTTATAGGAGATAAGCTCATTAGTGGTGACCCGAAAGACGTGCCAACTACAAACTGATGCAGTTCAAAACCATCACGATTGTAGAAGTTAATCGTATCTTTCCAATCCTCCAACGTACCTTTGGGTTCAAATGAGGGGAACAAACTTGTAGTCTGTGTTGATGGTGGGTTAAACTTTATCTCATCTTTGCATATTTCTTCGTTACCAAGCACAAAACTATCGCACTCGTCACCTGTCCACCCAAACTGCCTACGTGCTTCATCAGCAACGCTTTGAGCCTGTAGTTGAGTGACCCATGTTGTTGTGTATGTCATAATTTCATCCATCCTTAATACTGCTATGCCTTGCATAGATAGTTGTTTTCTCAGTTCTTCTTTTGATGTTACAGCAGTTAGCGGAACTGTAAACTCCCTTACACCGTCTTTAGGTAGGTGCAAACGCATCACTATTGCTTCACCTGTCTCTACGTCATGTATACGTTTCACAACATATAAGTCGTTCTGGTATATCATTCGTTCTTCTATATCCCCATCAGCGGAGCGAATTTGAGTGTACACACCGCCATTTGCACCTCGGAAGTAGGGTTCTGGATATTTTGGTATTTCTTTACTCTCTCCTGCTCTTTTTATCAACTTACCAAGTGTTATAGGAGAAGATATTTTACCCCAGTGTGGACAATGTTCACATACATCAGGGTTGTGTTCGTTAAATGATGAACAAAGATACGGCCCCTTTATAAGATTTACCTTCTCTTCTGTTAACTTCTCATCATACCCTTCATGGTTTTTAGACATAATATGCACTGCCTGTTTAGCATCAGTGCAAAACTTCGCTATGGATAGTCCTGCCCTCCACAAGGGTTCGCTTACATCTTGTTGGTTCTTTATTATATTCTTTAACTGAAAGCACCCCTTACCTTCTTTGGTTTTCATTATTATATTCTTAAAAGAATGCTCAGAGTTAGACATAATAGCTTCTCTAAATGCACTCTCTTGGTTGTCCATCTTGACAGGCACTGGCATCAGTCCTCCACCAAGCAGACGAGAGAACTCTTCAAAGTTAACTATGTTCATCTCACCTGTACCAAAAAACTCTACAGGTTTTAACAAGCCTTTCTTGTGATTGTGTGTATTGGGTATCCTAAGTACCCTGGCCGCGTCCGCAGTTACTGCTATATCTGCTAACAACTTATGCTGTGTACACTTATCTTTGAGCGCCTGGGCTACAGGCAACCACTCATCATACGCTACGCTTTCCTGTAAAACCCAGTATACATGGACTCCATATCCAGAGTTTACCATGATAGGTTTTGGTAAATCTAACTTATCACAGAATGCGCGTAGGTCTTTGACCGCCAAGTTCTGGCTTTCGTAGTCTTTACCTACACCACAATCTAAATCTAAAAAGAAAGAACTAAGGCTTTTTACATTTGGAACTTTTCTGGACTCACCTGTTTCAAACGTGGCTAACCCAAAGTATGTATCGTATCCTTGCTCATCTAAACTATTAGCACTGTTAATAACTTCATCTACAGAGCTATAAAACTTTTGTATTCTACGGTCTTTACCTAATGCTAGTACGCAGTAAAAACCATCTCCTAATACCCTTTGCAAAAATTGTTTCGTTTCCATAATCCCACCCATATTTGGTGTGCCGAAGACACCACGACAGAGTACGGCACGTTACTCGTTTCGGCAATGCCTAGTCGTGGTGGAGTGCTACTATTAGAGCAGCAGGCAAAAATGACTAGTCATCCCAGTCATCAACAATAGCACTCAAGTCGTCATCAGCCGCTTTAGGTGGATTTGCGGGTTTGTTAACAACTTTCTTTGGTTCTGGGACAGCTTCCTCTTTAACAGGTGCATCTGCACTAAAAGGGTTGTCCGCATCCATAGTAAATCCTTCCTCTGCTGCAAAAGGATTTCTTTCTTCAATAGGCACGTACTTGATAACCTGTACACCTTTTAATCGTAGGGATATGTTTTGTTTACCCCCCATGTCATAAGGTATAAACTGTACAGCTACATTAATCACACTTCCTGTAGTCAGTAAGAAGTCATCAGGTAGTTTCGTACCTTTCGCATCAACCTGTAGAGGTTTCTTTGTTACCTCGTTCTTGTATGCGCCTTTCAAGTTAGACTTGTGCGTAAACATACCATTGTCATCTTTAACAAACGGGCGTTCTAATTTTTCAGCCCACTTATCTTTACGATTAGCTTGGTATGATTTAGCCATCTCAGTATAAAGATTTTTTGCAGTATCATTGTCCATACGAAACTGTATAGAGTATTCTGCATTAGCATCTTTAGGGTCACATGGCATAGACCGACCCTCATTACTATCAAAATGATAGGTACGATTTATTTTAGGCCATAAGGCTTCTACGTTTTTTATTATATAAGTTTCCATTCGCGTCTCCTTCTTCCGCAGTTATAGGTCTTCATCTAGATCATCTAGACTTGGTAGTTCATCAACAAGGTCATCTTTATTACTAGATGTATCCTCACTGGTGACTTTAGTAAGTGCATTGGCTACATCACCAACACGAAACCTGTAGGTCTTGCCTATCTTAAAATAAGCATCCTCTGGTATGTGCTTTTGACGTACCCATGCACGGACAGTAGATATAGAAACACTAAAGTGCTTGGCTACATCTTCTATTGGTACAAAAGGTTCGTTCATCTTTTCCTCACAGATATTGATGTTTCCTGACTTATCTCAAGCCCATCAGGAACTTTATCAGGGTTGTCTTCTAAAAAATCCTTCATGTTAGTCTGATTAATACGTTTATCCAACAGCTCTGGTATATTATGCTCTTTTATAAAAGTGTGCATAGCATCCCAATCGCTTGCCCAATACTTCGTTTTATTAGACGTAAAGAACAATCCTTCAGAACTTTTAACGCTTTGAACATTGTGCCTCTCGCAATGATCTAGCATGGCCTGTTTAACACGATCTAGTTGTTGCTGTAGTTTATCGTCTTCTTTTTTAAATTCAGCAGTCATTAAAGATCGCTTTGCTCGTATTTTTAAAAACGTCTTAGTTAGTTTATCAGGGGTTATCTCACCCATTGTTATCTCCTCTTCCTATCAGAACATTACATATAATGACTAAAAATGTATTAGTCAAGTATTTCTTTGTAAAGATCGGTAAGTTTTGCGTGTACGTTTATTCTTCTATCTAATAACTTGTAAACGTGTCTTTCTGCGTCAGAACCTTGCAGTTGTACGACTGTGCATTTGTGGTTCTGTCCTGACCTGTGTACTCTAGCATTAGCTTGGTCGTAGGTTTCTAATGAACTTGTAGGCCCCCACCATACGATTGTATTAGCAGCTGTTAACGTGACACCATGTGCTGCTGCTTGTGGTTGTATCACGAGTACCTGTGGGTCAGCACTCTCTTGGAACTGTTTAAATATGCTAGTCCGTTTATGTGCAGGTACATCACCCCTTATAATCTCAGTTGTTATGCCCTCTGCTCTTAATTTATCTGTTAATATATTTATCACGTGAGTAAAGGGTACAAACACTAACACCTTTTGGCTTGACTCGTCTATGACTTCTCGTAAAACTTTATACCTATTCTTTATATCGAACTCTAATACTTCTTTCTCGTCTGTGTAGATAGCCCCTGCTGAGATTTGCAGTAACTTGTTAAGGCTCACAGCTGCATTTATAGCAGTGATTTGCTCCCCTGTTATGTCCATAACAAGTTTAGTTTTTAGTTGTTTGTAATACTTCTTTTGTTGTGCAGTAAGTTCTATCTGTCGTTTCAAGTACACCATTGGGGGTAAGTCCAAACACTCATCTTTGGTAAATCTTATTGCAGGTTGCAGTGCTTTGAACACCGTATCTGTAGCAGTTGGTTTTATCTTCCAAGTAAACTGAGATACTTTAAACATAACTTGATCTTTAAACGCACCAAAAAACCTTGGTACACCATATGGGTTTATGAGTTTTGCAAGTCCATACGCATCTGTGGGATTCTGTGCGGCAGGTGTACCTGTCATCATCCACAACCATGTGTCTTCTTTCATCAATCTAAATAGGTTCTTCCAACGTGTAGTCCGTGCATTCTTATAGTGTGTAGCTTCATCAACAATAATAAGATCAAAGCCACCTTTTTGCAGTTCTTCTAGAACTATACCTATACCATCATAGTTTATAACAACATACTCAGAGCCTTGCGCTATTATCTCTTTTCTTTTATCAGCAGAACCGTGAGCTACAGACACCGTTCTGTGTGTAGCAAATGTAAACAAGTCATCACGCCATGCGCTATCCATGATTGATAGCGGGCATATTACTAACACACGATTTATATATCCCTTCTTTAATAAGTAGTCTGATGCCCATATAGCACTAGCAGTCTTGCCTGTGCCTTGCTCGTTAAAACAAAAACCTCTCTTGTTCATCGTCATAAATGATGCTGTGGTTATCTGATGTTGAAAAGGTTTATATCTACCTGTCCACTTGTACTGCCCTTCAATAGGAGAAGGTACTTTTATATCTAACTGTCTAAGGCTCTGTGCTTCATCAAGACCCCAGTTAACAACCACTTGGTTATCACCAACAGTTTTACTCTTAGGTATATTAGCAACAACCTTGCTAGGGTCACGTAACTTTAGAAGTAAAGCCTTGTTGTCTATTATTTGCATTCATCTCTCCACTCATTTTTTCTTTCCCTTTTTTTGACCGTTCCTAGCACGGTTCTTTGAAGGGCTTTCTAGTTTAGTTCCATCCTTGTTTGTGCCACCTTTACTTAACATCTTGTTGTGTGACACATCTTTACCTTTGCGGTTTACGCCTTTCTTATCGTAGGCACGTCTGGCACGTTGGCGTTCCATCCTATCAGGATGCTCCCCACGTTCTTTTTGTTTCTTATATTCTTTCTTGTAAGGTCTAGGTGATTTTGTATATGGCATCTAATTACTCCCATTGTATACACATTCAATTACTGCACAGTGTCTTTTACATAGCCCACTTGGTCGTGCGTTCCATATGTCGTTATCGTATGCAGTCTCCATGCGTTTATAACTTGATACCCATTTATCCCACAATGCAGGTAGCATGTCATCACTATATTTTTGTTTTATGAATTTTTTAGCGACTACAAACATCAAAGCCGCGTTTACTTTTCTAACCTCTGGGAAGTATTTGAAGGTAGCCATAGCCATAAGTTCCAGTTGGCTCTTATCAGCATACTGGGCAGACTTGCCTGTTTTGTAGTCCACCACCCATGCCTTGTCACCATCTACAATAACTAGGTCAGCAATCCCACGCCACCAAACATCTTCAGCTTTGAAGTCACAAACCTCAAACTCAGCTGTCAAACCCATCTTTATCTCTGTAAACTTCTTACCACGTCTTCTACTAAGTGATTCCAGGGGGCCGCGCAGGTAAGTAAACTTATCTGGTATTGGCTTCCCATCACGTATGTATTCTTCAGCAACAAGATGAGCCTCCGTACCATAACGCATGGCTTCTGTGTATGTTTCCTTGTAGTCCTTTGCTATCTTCATATGATAGAACTGCTTGGGGCATTGTTCAAATGCCTTAATTCTACTAAATGACCAAGGGGTTATGCTCATAAAGGGTTTTTCTTATCTTTTATGTTCACAACTTTATCGTTTCCACCCTTGTCATAATCTTCGCTTCTGTATGGTGGAACACCTTCTGGTAACTCCTCACCTAACTTTAAATCCCATAGGTTGTGTTTTTCTACGTGACTTTTAAGTTTTTTACTTTGCCCTGTTAGGGAAAACGATTCTAATTCGTCAATAGTATCCTCTACATACGGAACTACTTTTTCCACCCAATTTATATGTGAATGCCACGTACTGTCATTAAATAGAGCTAATGATAATTCTGCTGAACACTCTTTCTCTTTACAAGTGAACTCTATAATAACACATTCTAGTTCAGGAAAAAAAGATGATAGTTTATTAGGTGTAGAAATTTTACCCATAAGCAGGTGTATTGACTCACATCTAGGGCAACATATATGCTCATCTTTAACGGTTACGTCTTGATTATGGTGTTCTCCAGAATCAGAGTACCCTATCGCTAGTTCATATTCATCAATCATTCACAATCTCCATATGATTTTCCTGTTCCGCTTTCGCAATCTATAGGTAAACCTTTTGCCCAGTCTGGTGTCCAACGCATACGACTCTCTATAAATTCCTGTGCTTCTGCTACCTCTTCATCCTTGACACAACACGCAATCGAGTCGTGTACAGTCAGGACAACTTTATATTTCTTAGCTATTTGTAGCATTTGTTCACCAATTATGCAACGTGCTATGGCTTGGCATACGTTCTCTATAATCTTCCCACCATATATCCGTGTGCGCCCACGCCTTGTTTTGTAGTGAAATTCTACACCTTTGTCCGTCTGGTCAAAGCGCAAGTCCTCGTATTTTATGTGCAACCCAGAGGGCAGTCGTATCTTACCATCTTCTACCCTCAAGACATTACCGAAACCTAATGATACTGTTGACAATGAATGTAGCTCAACGAGGGCTTGTTGTGCCTCACGCCATAACTTGTTAATGTTGTAGTTAGTTTCTCTATAAATCTTGATAACCCTTCGTGCTTCTCCCAGTTCTAGTTGAAAGCCAAATGTCTTTAGTTGGTCTTGGAACTTTTGTGCGCCCATGCCATACCCTGCACCTAAGATTGTAGTCTTGCCCACGAACCTCTGGTCTTTGGTCACGTCACTCTCTGCTACGCCATATATCCTAGATGCCATCTTCTTATATACATCTTCGCCCTTTGCAAACGCATTGGTCAAATCGTCTTGCCCTGCAAGCCACGCCAACACTCTTGCTTCTATCTGTGACGAGTCAGCGTCAATGATTGTGTGGCCCACAGGGGGTATTATACTACGCTTTAACTTCTTACCATTTACCCCACGGCTTGGTAGATTTTGTAGATTAATCTTATCATCTCCACCCCACCTGCCTGTGTGTGCCGCATAATATCTAAC